TATGAAGATTGTAAAGACAGACTTGGCAAAGTACTTCAACTTGCCAAACCCCGGGCTGAATAGCTTTCTAGATAGAACGGAAAGAGGTCAACCCGACGATTATCGTACACCGTTTTGGAACGGAGCCCCAAGAGCTAAAGTGCTTGATGAGTGGCAGCAGGTGGTTGACGCTAAAGACGTTGACTCTTTAATGCCTGGGTTGTACGAAATTGAAATGGAGCAGAAAAGTAAGGTTGGGCCTTATTCAATTATGCTTCCTTTCGAGCAAAGGATGGACGATGTAACATCATACTTTACTCTACCTAAAGATGATGTAAGACCGATTCCACGCGAAGTTCTCTCTGAGGTCAAAGGGGAACTACGTAGGGGGAGCTTATCCCTCTCCAACTACAAGAATACGCTTGCTGAGATGAAGCTCAATACCAACAGCGGCGCGCCTGAGTTCGTTCGAAGGAATTCAGTAGTTGATGAGACTTTAGAGTTACTAAAGTCTGGGTATGATAACTGGGTAGCCATATTGGGATGGCGAGGACAACAAGGTGGTATGGAAGACGAAGACGTTAAACAACGTGTCGTTTGGATGATGCCCTTTGGATTAAACATACTCGAATTACAGTTCTACAAACCTTTAATCAAGGCTTGGCAGACAGATGGGACTTTCCCAGCTCTAATCTCCTTAAGAGCTGTTGAGAAGCAGGTCACAAAGTTGTTTGATACGAAGAAAAGTGATGACTTAGTCGTAGCTACGGACTTTTCCAAATTTGACCAACATATCAACACCCATCTCCAAGATGTAGGACGCGAACTGATCTTGTATCAATTCAACCGACAAGATCATCCTCACATAAATGACGTGTATCCACTTAAATTCAACATTCCTATAGTCTGTACTAGTGATGTTACAGTGGAAGGTAGACACGGTATGGGGTCAGGTTCTGGAGGTACTAACGCGGACGAGAACCTGATACACCGATCCCTACAACGCACAGCCGCATATGAAGCTGGACAAGTTCTTAATCCTGCCTCCACTTGTTTAGGCGATGACGGCATTCTCTCATATGATGGGATCAAGGTTGAAGATGTAGTATCATCATATTCTGCACGTGGTTTAGACATGAACATTGATAAGCAGTATGCTGATAAACACTCGACATACTTTCTCCAGAGGTACTACCACGATACCTATCGAGACGAGTCCGGAGTTATGTTGGGGGTCTATAGCACATTCAGAGCCTTGGGTAGGCTACTAGGCCAAGAGAGATTCTACAATCCTGAAGTGTGGAGCAA